CAATAAAACTAAAATTAATTATTAATCGTGGCAGCTACTATAACAGCAACATTATCAAGTGCTACTGCAAATAGCTATGTCACTTTGGCAGAAGCTAATGATTACTTTGAGACTGTACCAGATTCAAGTACTTGGACTGATAAAACAGATGATCAAAAAAATAGAGCATTAATAGCAGCTACTCGTTGGATTGATAGTTTAGTTTATTACGGAGATAGATGTGATAATGCACAGGCATTAAAGTTTCCAAGAAATAATTATAAAGTTGATGATGTTGAATTAAGTTGTACAACAATTCCTAATAATATTAAATATGCACAATATGAACTAGCTAGAGCTTTAGCAAATGATACGGGTGCAATAACAGGAACAACAGGTACAGAGGGTAATATTTCTGAATTTAAATTAGGAGATATTCAATTAAAATACAATACAGATAGTCAAGGAGTAGGATCTGTAAATAACATTTTTGATGTTTACCCGTGGTTACAAAGTTATCTTGGTGCGTATATTTTAGGAGGAGCAGGGACTTTTCAAATGAGGGTAGTTAGAGGATAATGCCAGGACAAATTGATAAATTACTTAAAGCTGCAACAAAACAAGCTCTTGGAGATTTAGGAAGTGCTTTAAATTCAACAATCACATTTATAAAAAAAACATCTGGCACATACAACACTTCCACGGGTGCTTACTCCACAACAGACACATCTTTTGCAAATTTAAAAGTTCCTGTTGAATTTATTAAATCTGAAGAAGATTTAGGAAAAGAAATAAGAGAATTTAAAACTTTTATTACTCCTGATCTTATTAATAATAATCAACCTGATCTCGATGATGAAATTACATTAACTTATGCAGGTTCAACTAGAGTAGCAAAAATAGTTAATATAGAAACATTACAAGGTGCTGAAACCTATTTATTTATAATAAGGGGGAGATTTTAATGAGTGATACACCAATAACAGATTCTATTAAAAAACAAACAAAAAAAGAATTAAATCTTCAATTAAATAATTTAATTTCAGAAGTCCTTGAAGATTTGCCATCACAAAGCCCTCAGTACACTGGTTTTTTTGCTTCCAGTTGGCAAGCCAATACTTATAGACCTTTATCAAATGAACCAAGAACTGCTCCGTGGACTAAAGTTAAAAACGATAGAGATAATGGTATTAAAACAGAGCCAATTATTGAACCTAGATACCCATTGGATCGAGAATTTAAGTTTGGAGAAACAGTATTTATAGGTAATAGGGCTGAATATGCAAGACAAGCATTAGGATCTGAAAGTAGTAAAGTATTAAATTACATGGAAACTATGGTACAAAAAATTGATCCTATATTTAGTCAAAAAGGAGATGTAAGAATAGCTTCATCTCAAGTATTATATAAAGATGCTCAAGGTGGTAGAGATGCTGCTGCATTAGGTTCTAAATACAAAAAATTATGAGTTTAGTTAACACAAGAGCAGCTTTTGAAAAAGCTATTACAGATGCCATTGTTGCAGTTGATAATACTGTCAGTATTACTTATGACAACGTAAATTTTACAACTCCTGGTAAAACAAAAAAATATGTAACAACATCTATTACTTTTAATCAATCAACAATACAAGCACAAGGACCAGCAGCAGATTATTATTCTGGTGCAATTCAATGTAATATTTATGTACCAAAAAATAAAGGTTCTTCTGTTTTATCTGTTTTAGGTGAAGCTGTAATAGATGGTTTAACTTCTATTAATGCTTCTAATTATTCAGACCCATTTTCTTGTAAACCAGTAATAGGAGAGATATCTGGTCCAATTCCTGTAGAAGTAGAAGATCGTTCACATTTTTTAGGAATTATATCTTGTTCCTTTTTCGCAAATAGCTGATATAATTCTAATAGCTATATAATATTATGACTAGAGCTATTGATCTTTTAAAAAATAAATTTGGAGTAAGTCAACTTTATAAATATGACATAAAAGATAATGATGAAATTTTATTTTCTATTTATTGGCATCCATTAACTATTGCTGAAAGGGAAGCTATTCAGAAAAAAAGTAATGCTGAAGATGTTAATGATTTTGCTTTGCAGTTAATGATTGAAAAAGCATTGGATGAAAATGAAAAAAGATTATTTCAAGATGGTGATAAAGCTTCTTTAAGAAGAGAAGTTGCTGCCTCTATTCTTCAAGAAATACAGCTGGCAATGTTAGAAGCTGGTGCTGATAAGGAGGTTGAAGAGGCAAAAGCCGATTTGAAAAGCTAATCCTGATTGGATGTTTATTTATTCATTGGCAAATGAATTAAAAAAATCTGTCAGTGAATTATGTAAAACATTAACTGTTGAAGAAATGATAGGTTGGGCTGCTTTTTATGAGTTAAGAAACGAGGAAGAAAAAAAAGAAATGGATAAAATTAAAAAACAAAGCGTTATGCGTAAAGCAAGGTAGAATAGAGTATAAGTTTGTCTAATTAGGTCGAAATGGCACAGAAGGATATAACGATAAGAATAAAAACGGTAGAGACTCAATTAAATCAGTCTCTTAGAAAAATAGAAAAATTAGAAAAAACAGTAAAAAGATTAAGTCAGAAAAAAGTAAAATTAGATACTTCAGCAGCAGAACAGGCAGCAAAAAGATTAAGAAAAGAAATAGAAAAAGGCGATAAAATAGTTAATAAATTATTTGATCCAAGTAGAAGTACAGGTTTTGGTAATTCAATAGCAAAAGTTAATAGTCAACTTAGCTTAGTTACAAAATCATTTAATGCTGCCACAAGTGCAGCAGAAAGGCAAAGAAGTGCAACTGCTCTAATAGCTGGTAATTTTAAAAAGATGAGAATGGAAGCTACTGCTTTTGCACAAGCAAGTGGCAATGCTCAAGCTTTAAAAGGTGCTGCTGGAGGTAGTGTTGGAAATAGATTAAAAGAAATAAAAGAATTTCCAAAGACTATTCTTGCAGGTAATAAAGCTATGAACATCCTTAATGGGATGTTAGAACTGGCTGAAGAAAATTCTAAAGATTTTTTAGATATTAGTAAAGCTATAGGTGAACAATTAGAAAAAAATAAAAAAATTCAAGCATCAGCAGATAAAGCTAGTGGTGTTACTAAAAAGAAAAATGATATAAAAAATGACCAGGAAAATTTAAGAAAAACTGAAAGAACAGCACAGCGTATTAAAGCTATTAAAGAACAAACTGCAAATATTGAAAGAAGAATATTAGATTCGTCATTAAGTCAGGCTACAAAAGATAAATTAATAACTAATTTAAAAAGGTCAGGTCTTGAACTAGATAAAAAAGAATTAGAGCTTGCAAGACAAATAAATATAGAAACTCAAAGAAATTTAACGATGGAGGAGAAAAAACAGAGAAGAAGGGGAAGAATTGCTCAAAGTACTTTAATTGGTGGTGGTTTTCCATTGTTATTTGGAGGTGGCCCTGTTCAAGCTATTGGAGGTGCTTTAGGTGGTGGAATTGGTGAAGCGATTAGTCCTGGAGGAGGTTTTGCTGGTTCTATTGCTGCTACTGCCTTAGTTAGTAAGTTAGCTGCATTTACTGAAGGAGTTAAAAATCTAGCTTTTGCTTTAGATCCTTTAAAGCCTGATTTAGATGTGTTAACAAAATCATTAGGTTTACAGGGAACAGAAACAGGTAAATTAATACAGAAATTAAGAGATGCTGGTAACGAAACAGCAGCTTTAGCAGTTGCAACTGAAAAACTTGAATTATTAGTAGGGAAAAATGGGGTAAATGCTCTTGAAACTTTTGGAGAAGATACTGTGCGTTTGGGTAATGAATTTTCTAAAGCTATGACTCAAATGCAAGTAGCCCTTGCTGAAGTTATAAATTCTTTAGGAATTTTAAAAGCTGCTGCTAATCAATTAGAAAAAGCAACATTATTTAAACAGGCTCAAAGATCAGAGGATCCTATTCTTAAAGATTTATTTGAAAAAAGATTACAGGCAAGTAAAGGATTTTTCTTAAGTGGTTCTGCACCAAATTTTCAAGCAGTAAATGACTTTGAAAAACAAATTATTGCAAGACAAAGATTTTTAAATCAAAAAAGCTTATCTTCAGCTAACTTTAGTAATTTAAATAGTAGTGGTGGATCTGGTGGAAGAAAAGACTTTTCAGAATTTGAATTAAATATTTTAAATAAAAGAATTGAGCTACAAAAATTAAGCGGTAGTTTGTTAGATGAAGAAGTTGTAAAACTAAAAAGAGGAATTATTCATGCAGAAGCAGCAATGAAATTTGCACAGGCAGAAGGTGATATAGGAAAAAATAAAATAATTAATGCAGAAAGGCTATTAAAACTTAATCAATTAGATTTAGAGGTAGAAAAAGCTAAAGGTAAAGCTTTTGCAGAGAATGTATTAAAACCACAAATGGATGCAATAGCTAAAAAAGAACAGGAAGATTTTGATGCTGGTGCTGCTTTAGGTAAAAGATTAGCTGCAGAAGTAAAAATATTCAATAATCTTGATAAAGAAATTGAAAAGATGCAGTTGCTTTCTGAATTAGAAAAAGCAAAAACAGTTGAACAAAGAGCAAATATTCAATTAAAGTTACATGAATTAGATCTGGGTCAAGAAATTCATGAAGTAAATAGACAAGACATTCTTGATTTGCTTACTAAAAAAGAAAGACATATTGAAAATAATAGATTATTAAAAGAGCAGCAACAAATTGCAAAAGATATACAACATACATTTGCTGTAGAAATGAGTAATTCTATTAAAGGTTTAATAACAGGAACTATGACTTTAAATCAAGCTTTAAGTAATGTTTTAAATAAAATGGCAGATGCTTTTTTAAATGTTGGTTTGTTTGGAAATGTTGGTGGTAATTTAAAAAAGGGTGGTGGGCTTTTAGGAGGAATATTTGGTGGATTCCTTGCTAATGGTGGTCCAGCAAAAGCAGGAAGGTCTTTCATTGTAGGTGAAAGAGGACCAGAAGTGTTTACACCAAGTCGTTCTGGTATGGTTACGCCAAATCATGCACTTGGGGGTTCAACAAGCGTAAACGTAAACGTAGATGCCTCTGGATCTTCCGTAGAAGGAGATGGAACTCAAGCAGAGCAGTTAGGAGAAGCAATATCGCAGGCTATACAGGCAGAATTAATCCAACAAAAAAGACCTGGAGGTATATTATATAGCTAATGGCTAACCTACCTAACACAGCAGCAGGTACAGCTTTTGTACCAAAATATAACTTTAAAAAGTCAAACGCACCGAATACTCGTGTTGTTTCTTTTGGCGATGGATATGAACATCGAGTTTCTTTTGGGTTGAATCAAAATCCAAAAATATTTAATCTTACTTTTGAAGTTGACGATGACGCTAATCCAAGTAATAGTTCTGATGCAAAAACTTTAACTGATTTTTTAGATGAAAGAGCCGTTGATGGTGCGAATTTCACTTATACAGTTCCAGGTGAAAGTGCTATGAATTTTGTTTTAGAAGGTGGTTACAACAAAACTTTTACTTATAAAAATAGGTCAACAATACAAGTTACTTTTAGGCAAGTTTTTGAACCATAATGAGTGAGCTAAATAAAAATCTTCAATCAATAAATCCAAATCCGATTATTGAACTTTTTGAAATACAGTTAAAAACTGCTTTACATGGTGCGAATACAACTTATAGATTTCATAACAACACAAATATCACAACAGCACAGGGCAATATTACTTGGAACAGTAATACATATTATTCAGCACCAATACAGGCAAGTGGTTTTAAATATGAGACTAAACAAACTCCGAGGCCGACACTTACTATAAGTAACTTATCTTTACTAGCACCTGCTGTTCCTATCGGAATAATGTCATCTGTACTTGCAGACGTTAACAGTACAACTCCTGGAAATGATCTTGTTGGTGCTACTGTGACCAGAATAAGAACGCTTGCAAGGTTTCTACCTAACAGTAACTTTACAGGTAATAATCCTTACGGAACCCCTGATGAAACACAGGAATTTCCAAAAGAAATTTTTGAAATTGCTCGTAAATCTGCTGAAACAAGAGATCTTTGCACATTTGAATTAGCAGCTTCGATAGATCAATTTGGAGTAAAACTTCCTAAGCGACAATTTTTACCAGATGATTTTCCTGGAATTGGTGATTTTTTCAACTAATGTATTGGAAAGATAAAGTTGTAGAACACGCATTAAAAGAGAGTCCTAAAGAATGTTGTGGTTTATTGGTAAATATTAAAGGAAAACTTATTTACAAAGAATGTAAGAACTTAGCACATATTAAAACAGATCAATTTATATTAGATCCACATGATTATGCTGACATTGAGGACAAGTATGGGAATGAAGCTATAGAAGGTATAGTTCATTCTCACCCCAATTCAAGTCCTATAGCTAGTCCAGCAGATTTAGTGTGTGCAGCAAGAACAAATAAACATTGGTACATAGTAAATCCTCTAACAAATGAGTGGTATGATTTCTTTCCTAAAGAATACAAACAAAGTCTTATAGGTAGACCCTGGACTTGGGATCATACTAATTGCTGGCAGTTGGTAAGAGAATATTATAATGCTGAGTTAGGAATAAAATTAATGGATTTTCCAAAACCTGACACACCAGAAGAATTTTGCAAAAATCCTACATTTATTAATTGTTTTGAAGAAGCTGGATTTAAAGAAATAAATAAAGATGTACCTCTACAGAAATACGATTTATTATTTATGAATTTAACAGGAGAGGAATTAAATCATTGCGGAGTAATTTGTGATGATTTTGGAAATGAGCTTTTACATCACATGCAAGGTAGACTATCATGTAAGGAGACTTATACAAGTTGGTTTCGTAAAATTACAGGGAGGATAGTACGTTATGACAACTTGCCTTCGTAAGTTAAAACTATATGGTGATTTAGCAGAACATTTAGAAGTAAAAGAGATAGAAATAGATGTAGCGACTGTTGCTAAAAGTATTCGGTGTTTATTGGCATACTTCCCAAAAGCAGAAAGTTACATGATGAATAGATATTATAGAATATTGGTAGATGAGAGACCTACTGAACTGGAAGAGCTACATTACCCTGCTGGTAGGGGGGATATTAAAATAGTTCCCGTCATTACTGGAGAAAGTGGAAGAGGACTAGGTCAAATTTTATTAGGTGCTGTTTTTATTGGTGCTTCTATATTTATGCCAGGAGCAGCACCAGCACTGGGTATGACAGGATTTACTGCTGGATCAGCAGGAGCAAGTGCTTTGTCTGTTGCATTGGGAAACATTGGTCTTGCTTTAATGATAGGGGGTATTTCACAAATGTTAACTCCAACTCCAGAAACACCAGAAGAAGATCCCGAAAATAGTTTTGCTTTTAACTCTCCTGTTAATACAGCCAGAGCAGGTTTAGCTATACCTTTAATTTATGGAGAAAGACTTGTTGGTTCTGCTGTAATTTCAGCAGGTATTACAACTGAAAGAGTTGTGGAGCAATAAATGGAAGAAAATAATTTAGATCGAATAAGTGGTTCTGGCGGTGGTGGCGGTAAAGGCGGTGGAAACCCCACGACAGCAAAAGATAATTTAGATAGTATTGCAAAAATTAAAGTTTTAGATGCTTTAGGAGAAGGTGATATTGATGGTTTTGCAACTCCAAGAAGTTTAGGATTATCAGAAAGTGACGCAAATTATAATACAGCATTACTAAAAGATGTATTTTTTGATAACACTCCAGTTTTAGAAAAAACAGCTAGTGTCGCAAATCCAACAGAAGATGATTTTAATTTTGATGACATAACAATTGGTCATAGGAGAGGTACAGGTACTCAATCAGTTATACAGGGTTTTGCTGCAACTCAAACTGAAGTAACTGTTAATACCGAAGTTACAAAAACAAATCCTGATGCTGGTACAACCCAAACTATAACTGATGCTTCTGATACTATTGATAGGATTAGATTTACAATAAATTTTCCAGCATTACAAAAATTTGAAAGTGACGGAGATATTGTAGGAAGTAAAGCAGAGTACAAGTTTTTAATAAGTTATGACAGTGCTCCTTTTGTCAATATGTCGATTGAGGAATTAGGAGAAGAAGTAACTTTTAATACTACTGGACGTAGTGGAGACTTATATCAAAGGAGTTATGGTTTTAAACTAAGAGAAGCTGGATATACCAATAATATAAGAATAAGAATAGAGAGAGTAACAGACGACCCAGGTACAAAAACACAAAACTCGTTTACTTGGTTTTCATACACAAAAATAAAGTTTGACAATAATAGATACCTAAATACTGCTTTAGTGGGGTTACAGACTACAGCAGAACAATTTAGTTCTATACCTGTTAGAAATTACAGAGTTAGAGGATTAAGAACAAGAATCCCAAATACTGGAACAGTAGTGACTGGAACTAGTAAATTAGCAGGTAGAATTACATATTCTGGAACGTGGCCTGGTGCTGGTGCTAGTGGCAATAGTAATTTCACAAATACATGGCATAGCGATCCAGCATGGGTACTTTGGGATCTTTTGACAGAAGAAAGATATGGATTAGGAATAGATCCAACTACATTAGATGAATTTAGTTTTCTTGCAATTTCCCAGTACAACAATGAACTTGTAGCAGATAGAGTAGCAGTTTCATCTGTTACTTCTGGAACTTGGAGTCAACTTGCTAATAAAACATTTATTGATGTAGAGACCTCTTCAGACCATAAATTAAGTTCAAGAGATTTTGTAGCGTGTACATTTACTGTTGCAAGCGGAGTTAATACCTCAAATGGCACATATAGAGTTAAAAAGACAGGAAGAAAAACTTTTCAATTACTCAATGTTTCTTCAATTTCACAAACATCTAATGGTTCTGTTTCCTATGTAAGACAAAGTAGTGAAGTTAGATTTGCTTTTAACGGTGTAATAAATAGAGAGCACAAGGCATTTGATTTAATAAATGCAATATGTTCTACCATGCGTGTCATGCCTTTTTGGAGTGCTGGCAGTGTAACGCTTATACAAGACAGACCTGCAACACAAACTTCTGGTTCGTATACTGCTGAAGGAGAAGTAGCACCTGTATTTATTTTTTCTCAGGCAAATGTCGAGGGAGGTAATTTTACATACGAGGGAAGTGATATAAAAAACAGAGCAACATTAGTGGCGGTTAAGTATTTTGATATGGAGCAACGTAAGTTTGCTAGAGTTCAGTTCCCTATTAAAGATAATGTTGCATCTGATTCAGCAATTACTAAATACGGAATTGTAAAACGTGAATTAAATGCTTTTGGTTGCACAAGTCAAGGCCAGGCAATGAGACTTGCTAAATGGACAAGAGAAAGTGAACAACTTTTGACTGAAACTGTTACTTTTACAGTGTCCATAGATAGCGGTATTTATGTCAGGCCAGGTCAAGTTATTGGTATTAGTGACAGAGTAAGAAATGGAGATTTTAGAAGAGCAGGTCGTGTAAAAAATGTTCAGAATGTCAATGACAGAATATTTCTTGATAGTGATGTAACTTCAACTCTTTATGGTTACAGAACCATGACAGGCACATACTCGCAGTCTGGTACAACCATAACAATCACTAATACAAATAATAGCGGTACTCCTATATCACATTTTTACGAAATAGGAGCACCAATTACAGTTAATTTTACTAGTGGCTCTGCTGTAGACGGTAACTTCACTGTAGTCTCTGTACCTTCAATCACAACTTTCACAATAACTGCCTCCTCATCAGCTACTAATAGTGGAAATGTAACTGTGACATATAGAGATACAAGAATGGTATCTGTTGTGATGCCTGATAATTCTATATCTAGGAAAGAAGTTAATTTCTTAAGGAAATCAGACAACTTACTCGATGTAGTCGGTGTTTTTGAGCTTGCCGATGGAACTCATACACCCCCAGAAATTAATTCTATTTGGGTTTTAGAAATTATTAGTACTACCGCAGATCGTAATTTAGAAACTGATCTATTTAGAATTATTAGCGTAAGTGAAGAGCAGGGAGCAAAGTATAAAGTAACAGCACTTACATACAACCATAGTATTTATGCTGCTGTTGACGCTGGTACAGATGTTGAATACAGAGATGCAACAAACATAAATGCAAAACCAAAACCTCCTACAAATTTAACTTTTACTGAATCTTTGTATAAGGAGACAATAAATCAAAACGCAGATACAGACACTACCCAGAAGAAAACCAATAAAGCAAAAATTAGATCAATGTTAGCCTTGAAATGGCAAGCTGCTGATGGAGTCGCCAATTATAAAGTCCTTTATAGGTACGCAAACAATAACTTCAAATCCGAAGAGGTACAGGGCACTACGTTTGAGTTGAAGAATATCAAGCCTAATAGACTATATGATTTTAGAGTTCAAAGTATATCTCCAGGTGGTAAGTTATCTAGAAAAGCAGCATTAAATAACGTATTAACTGAGGGGAAAACAGCAGCACCAAATCCTGTAACTGGTTTAGAAGCAACAGTTGATCCCGAAAAAGGTATAATTCTTACTTGGAACGAAAACGAACCAAATCCAGATAGCTTTGACGGTACTAACCCTGATGTTTTGTTTAAAGATTTAGATTTAGTAGGTTATGAGATACATATAAATAAAAATAATACTAATAATGTCTCAGATAGTAATTTTGGAAATAAAAGTGCTCCTACTTTTTTAACAAGAGCGCAAGCACCTAATGTTGAGATTGGGGTGAACAATCCAAAACTTTTGAATAATGGAACTTTAGGAACTGTTTTATTTTTTATCAAAGCTAGAGATGATGGGAATAGATACAGTGATGGATCATTTACAAATAATGCGAACAAAGTTACCTTTACACCTGCAACACCTCATATACCTGTTATTGACGATTCAACATCAGGAGTTCAGATTGAATCAGTAGTTATCAACTTTTCAACACTTAGAAATGCTAGTGGTGGTACAACTGGAACACTAACTGAAATACCTGCTAATGGATTTGCTATAAAGCATTATGAAGTTTTATCAAACGGTAAAACTACTAAAATTGACAATACAGAGTTTATAAGACCAGCTAATTTTAATGGTACAAGAACTTTTCAAATAAGAACGGTAGACATTGCTGGCCAAAAAAGTCCTTACGCTTCTATTGATATAACAGTTGCAGTTGGAACTGTTTCTTTTGACACTCCAGAGATGGATGACGGTTTTGTTCTTTTAAACTGGAGTTACACACCTCCAGCATCAGGTATTACTGTTAAAGAATTTCAAGTAAAAGTAGGAAACACAACGCAAACTTTTGGTCAGGCATTAGATAAAGGAAGGATTCAAGCTACTTCACTAAAAGTAAAGCAAAGTGTAGGAACTAAGCGTTATCACATTAGAGCTTTTGACGTTAATGACAATGTTTCGGCTATCGCAACTCAAGACATAACAATCAATCCACCAGAAATAGGATCTAATGTAACTACGACTATAGATGATGAACTACTAACAGTTACAGTCGATTGGGAAGAATATACTGAAGACACAAATTTTAATGACGGTGCATTTTCGTTACCTTTAAAATTTTTCAGAGTGAAAAGAGGTAGAAGAACTAACTTTAGTAATGCTTCGACAATGCAAAGTTTTGAAAATGCAACAAGCAGAGGCACTATTATGGCTACAGAGTTTAAAGAGCAGCTTGTAAGAAGTAATAATGCTAATCAAAACACAGTTTATAGATATTACATTCAGCCAGTAGATATATTTGGAAATACTGGAACTGTTAGAGCCGAGGATGTAAATATTTCGAAGCCAAATAATATTTCTGGTTTATCAACTGAAGTTATTGATAATAATGTGCTTTTAAGATTCAATGATGCTACAAATACAACCAGTGGTATGCCAATTAAACATTATGAAATTAAAAAATCAAGAAAAGCAACAGATGGAACTTATCAGACTTTTGCTAATGCTGAGTCTTTAGGAAAAATACAGGGTACATTTTTTGTAAGTTTTGAAGATGCTTCTGGTGACTATAGATATTTTGTAAGAGCTATTGATGTATTAGGAATGAGAAGTGGAGATGCCAACTCAACTACTGATGCTGTGGTAGACGAACCACCTGATTTTACGTTGATAACAGATTTCAAAACTGATTTTGATGCGTCTACAAATCCACCAGGCAGTACTAATCCTACCTTTATAAATACATCAAATTTCTTTGTCAGTGATGAAGGCTTAGCATTTGCAAATGTAAATACAACACAAACAATACAACAACATTTTGTTGGAACGGGCAGTAATGCTAATCCACAATTTGCTTCACCGCAGGCTCAGATAGATGCAGGTTTTCCTCGTTGGTTAATGCCTACACAAACATCAGGACATTTCCAGGAGATATTAAATATAGGTACAACTGTAAAGGGAGCAATAATTAAATTAAGTAACCAAAGCGTATCTGTTGATGGAACGACAACCATAACACCAACTATCGGCTTCGGGCAAACTATTACTGGTTCTGGTTCTAATACAAGCATTGTTAGCGAAACAAGTTCACAAGTATCAAACTTGTATGGAACTAATTTTCAGTTTGTAAGGTTTGCATTGGATTTTGAACAAGCTGGTGGTAATGATTTACTAGAAATATCTGAAATAAGATTAAAGGTAGAGGTAAAACAGAAAAACGATCAGGGAAGAGGTGTTGCTGTTATAGGAACTGGAACGTACACAAGATCAGGTACAACAATTACGATTACAAAAAATGGTCATGGTTTAAAAGTTGGAGATGGAGTAGGTTTTGATGTTACATCTGGAAATGCTACATCTGGAGATTATGAAGTAGTCAGCAGGACTAATAATACCTTTACTGTTACAGATTCAGCATCAGGAACAACAAGCGGAAATGTAGATTTTGATTCAAATGGGTCAAATAGAAGAGGTACTCCTGTATTTTTCAATAAAAACTTTGTTGATATTGAAGCTTTAAACGCTGCACCTTTACTACAAAATCAATCAATGGCTTCAAGTGCTAATGTAACGCAAAGATTTTGTATAGTAGATTTTGAAGATTCAGTAAGTCCCACAAAATTCCATGTATTTGTATTTGATGAAAACGGTAACCAACTCTCAGGTAAGTTTACATGGCAATGTAGAGGTAGATAGAATATGAGATATGATTTATACTTTATGTAAAGTGAAATAGTTAATGGCAGATTTTAACGAACCACAATTAAACAGTACCTATACAACTTTTTTAAGCACATTAAAAGCTAGAGATACTGATTTGGCAGCTATGTTTGCCAAAGATACTGTCAGCACAACAAATTTTCCAGCAAGAGCAGTCAGATTTAATACAGACAATGACAGATTTGAAAGACGTAACACAGATAACGATGATTTTGAAGATTTAACAACTAATTTTCATTTTCCAGCGATAACGATTGATGGATCTGGAGATTTAACTGTAGGAGGTGATATTACTGGTAATTCTTTAACTGTTACTGGTCTACTTTCTGGTGGAAGAATAAATGCTACTTCAACTACAAAAACACAAACAGGTCTATATAGACCAGCTACTAATACTCTAGGAATAACAACTAACACAACTTTAAGATGGGCAATAGATGGAAGCGGTAGGTTATTTAATAACGGACAGGCCACACATCAAGGTAGTAATGAATCAGACTTGCAAATATACCGTACAACAGGTGGAAGAATTGATCTTTTAAGAGAAGATGCGAGTGTAATTGCTAGTAATAGTTTAGGGCAAATAAGAGCATATACAAATGAAACTGCTGATAGTTCTTTTAATATGTGTGCAAATATTCAATTTGCTGCTGATAATACTTTTTCAAATACTTCACATCCAACAAGATTAGTATTTAATGTAACGCCAATAAACAGCACAACTCCTAGAACTGTTGGTTGTTTTGATCAGGCTGGTTTTTTTGGTATTGGAGAAACTGTAGGTGCAAACCCTACTTATGCTCTTCATGTAAATAGTGGCAATACAAATAATACAGCATTATTTAAAAGTACTGACGCTAACATGTTTATAGGTTTGGCTGATAGTGCTAGTAGTAGTGATTTCAATAACAGAATTGGAGTATTCGGAGATGATCTTCAAATTCGTGCTGGTGGTCATACAACTGCTCATGTAACTTTATCAAATGACCCTAGTGCTGTTTTAATAAAAAAACCAGCTGCAGCATTAGTAGCATCGGGAGTATCACAAGATCATAATTTACAAGTTTACAGTACTAATTCTGATGCTTCTATTGGAATTTCAAGAGGTAGTGGTAATACTAGTCCTCCAACTATAAATTTTTATAAATATAGAAATTCCACTTACAGCCCAACAGTAACATCACAGACAAATGATGGTTTTGGAGATATTTTATATTTCGGTAGTGACGGAACAGAAATGTTGCAAGTCTTTAGATTTAGGGTTCAAAGTCAAGCTACTGATTTTTCTGGAAATTCAACAGCAGTTTCTACTGGTGCTGTACCAACTGGTATGCAATTAAGAGCACTTAATAATGACGGTGGTTATACAACATTTCTTCAAGCTGACCATAATGGTCATCTAAAACTAACTCCTCACGATCAACCATCAGGGCAACCACAAAATAGTTACTGCTTAGACATAAGAGCTAACAATACTAACGGAGCAGGTAATTTTTTAAGATTTACTGAAGAAGACACAACAATATCAGCGGGAAGGCTTATAGGTGGTATTCAATTTGCAACTGTTGATTCTCACGCAGTAAATAGTGGTTTATTAGGCGAGATCAGAGTAAGTGCAGAAAGTGGTAATCCTGTGCATGGGATTATGCATTTTAGAATGGCTGGCACTGAACATATTACGATTGAAGGGCTTGATAATAATATAGGTATTCATCGTAGCGATCCAGAATTTCCATTAGATGTTGTTGGAAATTCATTATTTGACGGCAAAGTTTGTATATCAACAGAAAGGTCTGGTTTTATAAATATGAATGATGACGCTGCATTGCAGGTCACTGGAGGTACTAATGCAGCATCAATGGTTAATATTACAAGATTTGGGGATAATACTGGTAATTATCCAACTTTAGTTTTCACTAAAAATCATAATAGTTCAGCATCAGGAAATACAGCTTGTGCAGATAATTCAATGATAGGTGCTATCGAATTTCAAGGCTCAAGAGGTTCAGATTTTGCTATAGGTTCAAGAGTATTTGCAAAAACGGCTGCTACGTGGGGATCTGGTGAAAGGACTACTGATTTACATTTTCAAGTGGCAAACGGTAATACGCTTAACACTTTTATGATACTTCATCATGGTGGTGCATTACATCTTGGAGATAGTAATAGCTTAGATGTTGATTATTCAAGTTTAGGCGATGCAAGACTTGTTGTAGTTGATGGGTCTGGTGCAGATATAGTTTTACATAGAAGAGATAGCACTGTAAGTAGTGGAGAAGAATTAGGCGCATTAAAATGTAGCGATAGTGATGGTGGAACACCTGCTCCTGCATCTGCGAAAATTGAATTTGTAGCATCGCAAAATCATACCTCTACGGCAAAGGGTACTGACATAAGACTTGGAATGTGTCTAAATGGCTCTACTACAATTACTAACAGATTTACATTTCGAGATTCTGGTGCGTTTGGCGTAAATGGTGACAGTATAGGAACAAGTGGTGACTGTTTAATTTCTAAAGGAAATGCACCCCCAGAATATGCACCAGTAGCAGCAAAAGCTTGGGTTCATTTTGATGGCGATACTTTTAGTAATAATAATAGTGATGGTTTTAAAAGAGCTTATAATGTCAGCAGCGTAACTGATAATGGAACTGGAGATTATACAATCAATTGGGATAATGATTTTAGTAACAATCAATATGCAATGGTTGTATCTGTGAGTTCATCAAATCATATAGCAGGTGACGGTCATGGAGTTGCTTATATAATGCACCAAAATAATGGCAATGCAAGAGTTAGAGTATTTTCTGAAGATTTTAGTAGTGCTGTTATGGATAAAGATATAGTAAACGTAGTAGCTTTTCATTAATTAATTATGAGCAAAATTATTTACACACAATCAGATGGAACTGTAGCTGTAATTCATCCAGCAAACGGTGATGCAAGCAAAGCTATAAAAGACGTACCAGATGGTGTTGCTTACGAGATTGTAGAAGATTCAGCAATACCTACTGACAGATCATTTAGAAATGCATGGGTGCAAGATAATAAAACTGTAAAAACAGATATGAGTAAGGCCAAAGATGAGCATAGAAAAAATATAAGAAGAGCAAGAATATTTAAGTTTCCTGATTTAGATGCCGAGTATAATAAGTTATCAGAAACTTCTGCTGATACTTCTGCTGTTGTTGCAAAGAAACAGGCACTTAGAGATGCACCTGCTGATTCTGCAATAGAAGATGCTTCTGATGAGGCAACATTGAAAGCACAGTGGAATACAAGTATTTTAGGAAAATCACCTTATAGTTAATTATGGCAATCACTTACACATGGGATTCACCTCAATGCTTTTCTACTGGTGCAGATCAGTTTATTTACAAGTTAGAAATAGTTATAGTTGCATCAGATGGCACGAAAGAAGCTGTAGCTGATATTAGTGTTGCACTATTAAGACCTGAGACTTTAATTCCTTTTAAAGATATAACAAAAGCAACAACTATACAGTGGGCAAAAGATCAGATAGGTACAGAGGAGATAGAAAATATTGAAAAACAACTAAAGAAAGATATTGATAATCAATATAGTGCTATTACCACTGCTCATTCTTGGTAATAAGTGTACAATAGGTTAATTAAATTTTTACTTTATGGATTTTGCTGCTAAAAAAGAAGAACTTATCAAAAAAGGACAAGAACTTACTGCTGAATTAGATTCAATACAAATAAAAGCAAACAAACTAAATCTTGAAATAATAAAAATAAATGGAAAGATTGAAATGTGTGATGAAGAACTTAACTCTGTTGATGAATTATGAAAAAAATTATCACAACAATCTTTGCAGTAAGTTTATTTCTACCTGTTGTGGCTGAGGCTGGTTTTTCCCCAGAAGGTAGAAGAAGAAAGCCAAGATGTAAAGGTAGTGGAGGTGTAATGGTATGTCGTATGCCTAGACACAAAAAACCTAAAAGATGTGGGATCATGCCCTGTATCCCTAGAGGATATTACAGACCTAATCCACCAAGAGTTATTCCAAATTGAAATAAATTTTAAATCGTTTATCATATAACTTTAATTTTTAAAAATTATGCTTAAAAAAGTTTTAACTGTAGCTGCTGTGTCAGCACTATCAACACCTGCATTTGCTGGCTTCTATGTAAATGTAGAAAACAATGGTTCTTATACAGGTAAAGATTACACTGGATCGGGTACTGACTTACATCTTGGTTATGAGAATGGTAATGCTTTTGGTAGCTACTACATACAAGGTGGTGCGTATCTTAACAACCCAGATGGTGCAGATTCAGAAACAAACTTCTCAGGTAAAGTTGGTGGTTCTGTAATTGCATCAAAGAATATTGATGTTTATGGTGAGTTTTCAGTTGTGACAGACGATGTTAATTCTTACGGAACGAAGCTTGGCCTGAAGTATAAGTTTTAGTCATCATAGATAACGTGACATATAGAGGTGCTAATGCCATTATTCCTACAAAAGTTATAATGGTGACAGGAACTAAAGCCTTTAAAAAAGCATCTCTAATCATGTTAAATAAAATCTCTTCTATATTATCCATCGTATCTTTTGTAATCAGTATTTCAACTTTAGGTGGAGCGTATGCTGGATATCGTTACATAACTAGCCCGCAGTTTGAAAAGATGATGATGGATAAAGTTATGGAAAAGGTATCAGGAATGATGCCAAAAGTATTAGATGGAGCGTTGCCTAGCACAACAGGTAAATCATTGCCTTTATGAAAGAATTAGAACGCACACCTAATCGTATTAGGACTCGTTTTATAGCAGTTTTGGCATTGATAACATCAGGAATTACACTTGGATCGGGGTTTATGGTGTTTCTATACATGAAAAGTCCAGCTTTTGAAAATCAGTTAGTTGGACAGGTAATGAAACACATGGATTGGATTATTGCTGATGAGCTTGAAAAGCAGATAAGAAAATTAAAACCAAGACCTGTTCCTGACCCTAATGATCCTAATAAGTGGTTTTGGGATTATATAGAGCAAAGAAACAAAGAACAAATAGAATGGGAAACAAAAGGTAAATGGGAACAATGAACTGCTGGCACTGTAATACAGAATTAATCTGGGGCGGAGATCAAAGTATTGGTGACGACTGTTTACCACATCTGCAAGAAGAGTATTCAATGATGACTAACTTATCCTGTCCTAAATGTCATTCTGATGTAGAGGTTTTAATGCCTAAATATGCCTACGATTGATATACATAGAATTCATATAAATGAAATAAATATTCCAAAGATACCTGTATGGGAGCTGTACGTTCCAACATTAGATGTCATCTATAAACCAAAAGTAGATATACCAGGTTGCGTAAGAGTACATAGAAACAATCTACCCAGTCTGATTGATAATGATAAGGATGAATATGGAACGTATAGCGAATGTGGTAATTTTATTATCCCGTCATTTGAACCTTTAGAATATAACCCAAATGAATTTATTTATACAGAGGCCGACACACCTAAGAAACAAGAAGAAACTGTAACTCCTACAGATCAGTCAGGACAATATGTACCACCGAAAGATAAAAAGATTGAATTTGTAGAATGTCCTGGAAAACGTGATCAAAAAATTGGAGACTATCGTAACGAAAAAAGAATTTCCCGTGTATCTGGGCATAAAAGAAGCGAAGATGGTACGGAGTGTATAACGCTTTATGAGGACGTCACCTTTATCGACTCTGTACTTCCGAGTCCTAGTGCTGCTCTTAATGTCGTTACTATTTCTCTCATTGCTTCCACTACTCCATTACTTATACCAGCGATAAAATCATTAAGTAAGACTGTCTTTAAAAAGATTCTTGCTAAATTTGATAAGAAAAAAGAAAAGTAATATTGTTACGGATTGAAAACTTACTGACAGTGATGTCATTGCCATGCTATATTCATAGGACACTCAATTATTATTCTTATGAGAAGCAAATTTGAATCCAGAACAACAAACATTCTTGACGAAAAAGATCGTCTGTATATTAATTACAATGAATTTGATGACAGAATCCATTTTAGTTTTCATGATTCCAAACAAAGCGTTGCAGAATACCAAATGTCATCGCATTTCTTTCTTAAATTTTTAAGTTTATCTATTGAAAATTTTGACAATACTCAGCTTGAAATTTTAAAGAAGATTAGCTCTGCTCTTTTTACACAAATTAAAAAGATAGAACTAGCAAATAATTTGCATAAAGATGCTGTAGATTCTTCTGAGGCAGCATGACATCTCAAGTAACACAAGCCCTATCAGCACTTTATGAAAGTGTTGATTATGGTCTTGAACTAATCACACCAGAGCAAGCTCAATTCTATTTAGAAAAGAACTTTGATAATAATCGCAAGATTAGTAGAAATAATCTTGAAGAA